TCCTCTTCAATTTCTAGATCGTGCTGATATTCATTTGTGATTGAATCCAAATAGGTATACCAACGGCAATTGCATTCAATTTGATATCCATCAGCTAACCAAATCGCTGTAAACCAATCACCATGCGGAGGCTTTTCCTTTGCGTAATTTATCCAATTAGATCCTATTAAAGCTCCATTATCATCAGTAAATCGATTAGATGCTTCAAGATCTTTATTTATTTCATCAAGTGTTTTCACTAATGATTATTTTCCCAAATTTGAAATAGTTTTTCTGCTGGAATGCTTATAATTTTTCCCAAATGATTCCGCACTATTTTCAGCGTGTTTTTTTTTGTCTTTTTTTGGGTGCTTCTTCATTGAAATTGAAGTCTCTTTTCTTAAAGATTTAGAGATTTCTTTTTCTACTTTCCTAACCGGCTTCGGTGTTGCTGCCATAATATATCCTTAGCCGATCTGGGCAGTTTGTGGTTGGTTAGCCTGTTTCATAATCTGCGCCAGCTCAAACGCTCCTCGAAGCTGATTAAACTGCACGTCTTCTAACTCCATTGCAAGCTTGACTAAGTTTAAATCGCTCTCAAGCATTTTATGCTCAGCGGTGGCGTGAAGATCTTCAATTTTCGCAAATTTCTCTTGTGTTGATGCCATGAGTTCTTTTTCCTTGGCCATGTCCACTTTCGATTTCGAGAATGCTGCCATTATCTTAGCATTATCCAGCTTTTCTTGCTGCTGTGATTGCGCTTGTTGGGCTTGCGCTTGCTGCTGTTGCTGCTCTTCCATATCTTGCAGCACTTCTTTTTTATTCGTTATGAATGCTGCCCGAACAATTGATTTGTCCGCAATAGCCATACCAATTTGCTTAAAGTGCAGAAGCTGCTGTAACGCCATCTGCCTCTGGGTCGCTGAGTAATTACCCTCTTCGACTGTAAGGCTGTACTTTTGGCTGTGTGAAGTGAAGAATCGGGGATCTGCTTCATGGCCAAGTATGTTACGGATTTTACCTTTTGAAAAGTTCTTTCGAATGGCTTGTAGTCGTATTTTTCCATATAGTCGCTGTGTATAATCAATCTTGTCAAATATTGTTTGTAATGTGGTGAGTCCTGCGCCCTGTCGAAGCATTGAAAGTATGCCGGATTTATCATCAGTGGCAGACCCGAGTAATTCTTCATTGACACCGCATATTTTTGTTATATCTTCTGATAGACTTTGCGACAGTTCCAGCAAACTTTGAGGTATTGCTGCCGCTTCGATGCGCTGTATTTCGCTGGGTAGATGTCCTGCTTTCAATGGAATTAAGAAGCCCTGCCCAGACTGCCTAAATGCTTTAGGATCGGTCACAGCGTCTATAGGATATATCCAGCCTGAATTAATTTGCGACTGCAGAATTTCAAGCTCGATACATTTACGCATGTTATAAAGGAATTGCGCATCACGCATATTCCGGATCATGCCCATGCAGCGCCATGCCATGTTTGGGATGTCGGGTTCATAGTAGCAAATACTAGGAACGCAGGGGTAAGAATCAATATTTAATAGGTTAGTCCCATCATAAACTTCTTTGTCGCCAAGGGAGATACACAGCTTCACAGTTGGCACATACATCTCTTTGATCTGTAGCCAGGGCTGTTGCGCAAGAGTTTGCTGCATCATATCGTCAGGGTCGTCATCGTTCTGCTCCCACTCGACGGCTTCGCCAGTCTTTGGGTCTAGTATGATTGTCGCCTTGCGACTGTCCATGTAATGAAATTCGTCGTACGTAAATAGCTGATTCATGGCGATATTTTGCAGCTCAGCTTGAACAGGAAAACGGCCATCTTTCATTCCACCGGGCTGCATCTTATCGATCTCTTTGGCGTAGCCGGGCAAGAGGCGTTTAGCCCCGTCTTTTGATGTCCATCTCCTGCGCCAAACGCCGTTGCAATCGCTCATGTCCTGCTTGCGATAGTACTGATCAATCAGGAAATTGTTGAACGACACGCAATCATCAAAGATGTCCCCTGAGATTGGGTCAAGGGTATAGTCCATGTACATCCACAGCATCGTCATGCCTGTGTCACATGAACCTTCAAACGCTTCTGACAGGTATTCTTGAAAGCCCGATCTATCTTCGCAATAGCGCAGAACAGTATTGAAATCATCGGCAATTGCATCGTCATTCTCATGTACCGGTAGAGCTATTGTTGATTTGCGATTGCGCCTCTGAAAACCGCATACCATGTTGATATGGCGTCGAATCAAGTTGAAAAAGAAACGGTAGGATTGCTGCGATAGGTTATTTCCCGCCATCACGCTGTAAAGGGACTGGTCGCCCACCTTAAAGCGCTTATCTACAAGACCTTGGGCCCAATATTGCGAGTTGCCGGGATAATTGGCCTGATAGAAATCATCCTTGCGCTGCTTGATGTGCTTTGCGCCTCTATCCATTGGGTCGATGTAGCCGGATGTGTTGCGTAGAAAGCCGCCCTTGTCATATGAGGCCATTTGCCACCAAAGTAAATTAAATACTTATCTATACCAGAATTCCCCAAAAGCATCAAAGAAATGTATGAATAATTGCGTTTCTGTCATTTCGGGATGATTGAATCTATATTTTAGTTGGATAAATGCGATAGGCAAAATCGTAATAAGTAATATTGTTATGTTTCGCATTAGCTAAAGATACCCCCCAGCTTGAAGCGGATTCATATAACCATATCCGTCATCATCATAAACCTTGCGCCTGAGCTGCTCAATAGTAAGCTGCTGATCGGGGTTGCCGAAGTCGGCAGATAATAGGAAGGGTGTGCAGGCATATCTTAAACTATCCGGCAAATGATCTGCCTGCTTAATCGGCTTATCTTCGCCCCTGCTCTGGGCTTTGGGGCACCAGGCATATGACTGCATCTGTTCAATAAGATTCTTGCATGATTTATGAATGACAATATTCTTGCCAGAAATGAATTTAGACATTGTTTTAATGCCTAGGAGGACATCGTTATTTGCATCTATCACTGGTAAATCTTCGTTGCGCAGGGCTATTTTAAATGATGCTGCTGCTGGGTCAACATAAATGGATGATACATTCTTGTATGACAGAAAATTTTTAATGTCCGCCACTAGTTGCGCATCTGTCTTGGGTACGCCCGTTTTCGATGAGTCGTAGTAGTATTCTGCCTCAACGCGCACCTGAGGCCACTTATTAGGTGTAACGGCAAGTAGCACCGCAGCCGTCGGATTAGTAGTGCCATAATCAATACCGCAGAGATAGTAAGAAGGAGCTGGGAAAGGATTAGAGAACTGGTTGTCATGGTCAAAATCCGGGAATATTGCGCCTGTTGCCTGACACCACTCACCTAAGATGAAGCGCTTGTACCATACTCCAGAGAATGACGCTTTGATGCTTGCCTTGTATTTTTCATCAAGCACGGGATTATCATCAAGGTTGAAATCCCAGTGTATAAGGTCAAGCTCTTCTTTGCGGTCGATGTATTGCTTCTTGAGGTAGTGAGAAGGCCCTTCGGGGTTGGCTGTTGCGAATAGCTGTGCCCCCGGCACAGACAGTCGCGTTTCAAGCATCTTCCAAAACGCCTCTGGTATACAAGTCGCTTCGTCGACATAGGCATAAGCTAGCGTTGACCCCTGTATTGTCGTGACAGCAGATACGTCAGGAGCGCCGACGAAATACACGTCACGACCGTACAAGGTGACTTTGTTGCACATCGGAGAAGGAGCAGGATGGCCGAGCATCCGATATATAGTAGTAATAACATTGCGCTGTATGGAGCCTCGATTTACGCCTATTATCATAGCATCGCCGTGAACGCCATGTTTCAGGCGATCAAGGAATTTACGTATGCTTGAGAATGTTTTGCCGGAGCGTACAGCGCCTACCCAGATATTGAATCGATGGGTTGATTCAAGATAGCTCTGGTTCTGCTTGTCTGAAGTTATGAAGGCCATCAATCACGGTTTGTTTTAGTAAAGCTTTAAGTTTCATGTTTTCGTTTTGCAGTTCTTTATTTTCTTCAGCATAAGCATTAATTTCATTCTGTCTTAATGCTTTTTTTGCATCGCGCTGGGCTTGTTCTTCAGCGTCTTGATCTTCTCTTTCGCGCAGATCTTTAAAATATGCTCTTTGCCATCTTTGTGATACGCCCTCTCTTA